CAATTAATGGTGATTTATTCCACCATAAGTTTATGAGTAACTCCGATGCAGTTATGTATGCATTGAAGTTTGTAGATGAGTTAGTTCAAGTATGTAGAACTAAACAATGTACTTTATTTATCTTACATGGTACACCATCTCATGATGCGAATCAGACTAAACTATTCTATAGATATATGAATGATCCAACAGTTGATGTACGTGTAATTGAAACAATAAAATTTGAATATGTAAAACAAAAACGTATCCTATGTATACCTGAAGTGCCAGGAATAGGAAGGGAGTTTTACGAGAATATCCTCTATCAGAACTACTATGATGCGGTATGCATGCATGGTACAATTAGAGGTGCTATATACGGAAAAGATAAAATTGACTTAGATGCACCGAGTCCAGTATTTGGAATGGATAATTTCAAATATTCTATGGGACCAGTCATCTCAGGTCATGTCCATGTCCAAGGTTGTTATGAAAGAGACTTCTACTATTGCGGATCACCTTATCGGTGGTGCTATGGTGAAGAGCAACCTAAAGGATATCTAATCTTATTACATGATATAAACACAAGACAGTATTACGTTCACTTTGAAGAGATACAGTCTTATAGATATGATACAATAAACTTTGATGAGATGATCAAAGATGATCCTCAAAAGATTATTGCATTCATTAAAGAACGGCAAGCTCAAGGTGTCCATAACATTCGTATGGAGTTTACCTTAGAGCATGAGAATATAAATATTCTTAAATCATTCTATAGGAATAATCCAACTATTTCTATTAAGTGTGATTACAAGAATGATATAATCAGACGACAATCTCAAGAAGTACTTGAGCAATGTAGGGAATATGATTATATTACGGACAAGAGCCTTACTGAGTTTGATATTCTAAGTAGATATATTAACGATAGTAAGGGATTTACTTATATCACTCCTGAAGAACTAATTGAACTTTTGAAGGAGTGATCAATTATGTAAAGTGAGGATTGAAGATGGCTAAGAAAGATATAGGTGGCGGATACGTATTACCGCTATCGTCAATGATCTTATATGCAAATTATATCTTAAAGACCATACATACCTCAAACAGGGGTGTATTAACAGATCTAAGGGAACTACTTACAATGGTAGACCCTGGTAAGAATTTTAGTGTAGAGCAAGTTCGTGAAAAGAACACCTACCAATTCTTAAGACAACTGGTTGATGCTAGACTTAAAGGATATGAAAATAGAGATATCCTTCTTCAAGCAGCATTACAGGGGTTAGATGAGAAAAATCTATTTCCATTAAAGAAATTAGATGAACCATTGGGTGCTAATGAGATAGCATTCATTGAGCATAATATTGGGTCTCATAGAAACTCTTTCTATACTCAATCTATTATGTCTAATATCTATCATGAATATGGTGACTTCGTTACATCTGATGAAGCTGATAAGTTCAAAATCATCCAAGGTGTACAAAAGCAAATTGTTGAAGTTAACAGAAAGATCAAAGAGAATGTGAGTGTAACTAGCGTATCAGAATCTCTATCATTATCTAATGATGAGCAATTCGAAGCTACAGTAGCTCACATGTATAATCGATCTCTCGATGGTTCTACAAAATTAAAAACAGGCATTCAAGCAATCAATAGATCTTTGAATGGTGGCTTTGAGAATGATCGTTGTTATATTTATCTAGGCTTACCAGGTGAAGGTAAATCTAGTACACTATTAAATCTAACACTTCAAATCAAAGGTAATAATAAAGATATAACTACAAAGGATCCAACTAAACGTCCAACCATTCTATTCTTAACAATGGAAAACACATTGAACGAGACATTGGAACGTGTATTTAGTATCTTAGTATCAGATGATGATATTAGTGAATTTGGTGGCTATAAAGAAGTAATGCATCTTCTTAGACAAAATGGTTTAGGAGTAACTAATGATTCACCTATTGATATTGAATTTAGATATGTACCAAGTAACTCTGTAGATACAGATTACTTATATACAATCTATGACGAAATGTCTGCTAATGGACAGGAAGTCGTTTGTTTAGTACAAGACTATATTAAACGTATTAGACCACGTGACTTTAAACTCATGGGTGGTGATATGCGTATAGCTCTTGGTGCAGTAGTAGATGAATTCAAAGAGTTTGCTATTGCTAAACATATTCCAGTTATCACTGCATCTCAGTTGAACCGTGATGCTGCTAAGATAATTGATGAAGGTCGTAAATCTAGTGAAGCAGATTTAGTACGTAAAGTAGGTCGAGCTAATATTGGTGAATCTACTTTGATTACAGAAAATGCTGACTCTGCATTCATCTTAGTACCAGAAGATGGTGCTGATGGTAGAAAATATCTTGGTATGGCAAATGCTAAGAAACGTTTCAAAACTCAATCAGCTCAGTTCTTCTATTTACCTTATTCTAAAGAAAGACCTTTAGAACTCTTACAGGATATTCACTTAGCTGAACCATTATCTAAACTATCATTGAATGAACTTAAGACTGCTAATAATGAAAGTAATAGTGGTAGTTGGGGTTCTTTATTAGGTAATGATAAACCTGTAGAGATTAAAGAATCAGATACAGTCAAGAAGAAATCTGATGCATATGGTGTCAGTCCAGAATTCATTAAAGAACTTGAAGAGTGTTATGAAGCAGATCCATATAATCGAGGAGCTAACTTCGATGATACTAAGATCGTACTTAAAACTGGTTTAAGAATGTTTAATGAGTTTACTGATGCTGAAAAACTCTATACTTATACACAATTTGGAGTTACACCACCTGAAGAGATTCAGGGAGCTGCAAATGTAGTTAGAGATTTTAATATGGATGACTTAGAAGATGGTACTCCAAGGATAGTTTATACGGATGCCCTTCTATATAATGACCAAGAAGATATTTCAGGATGTACTTCAGCGTTAATGGATGACGTTATAGAGTTCACTTGGAATAAATAGCGGTCTAGACTACAATGAGCCTAGACCTTTGGTTATACATTCTTAATTTTATGATTTGAATTAAATGTAAGTATATTATCATTACTGAAAGTATAGATATCAGCTAGGAAAGCTTTAAGATCTTTCTTAGGTAATAGATAGATATACTTCTTACTGATGTTAAAGTCTTTGACATTATAAAGATCATTGATTCTAAGAATGATATAATATAGCTCAGCATTATCATACACGTCGTATGCTAATAGTTTAGGTCTATATTTATACTTCTGAATCTCTTTATCATCAAGATGGACTTTAACGCATTTAGCTTTCAATTCAGGGAAATAGTCATCAGTGACTATATTACCAACAGCAAACTGAATACGCTCACGTTCTTCAATGAAGGACATATTTGAGTAGTCAGTACTTATGATTGGCTTGGTGTTGATGAATGCTTTAATACTATTTAGCGTTGTCTTCGTAGCCATCGTAGTCCCTTCCTGTAACAACTGGTTTATTTATATCACCACCAAGGAATGCTATAGTAAATCTAGTCCCAGGAGGTATGAATTTAGTAGGAAAGTTTCTAGCAACCTCTTTAGGCATCTCAATTAGGATATTGGAACCTGTTTGAACTTTGCCAGTAGAGAACTTTTCCTTATTAATGATATTTGGGTTTTGAACTTTAGTTGTAGTTTTAATAGGAGACTTCATATTCATCGGATTAAGTGCTTGCACATAAAACGTTTGATATCCAGGCTCATATTTATTACATACAGAAGTAAGGATACCAACTTCGGTAAATCCTAATCCAGAATCAGAATTATATTTATCATCCATGTTTATTACACCTCAATTCTTATATACTATAATGTTTTGGGGTACGAGGAATACTTGAAATGGAAAACGCATTAATGTGTATGTGGGATGCCAATGTAATTGGTGCCACTAACGCTCTAATAAGTAAACTTGGTTTAGAGAAAGACTTCTATTCACGTAATATCTGTATTCCAGATAGCGAAGGAGATCTTAGAGCTCTAGACTATAAAGGTAAATATCTTAGAATGCCAGTAGACTACTATGAAAGTGCTTATGGCGATTCTATTATGTTTGATCCAGTTAATAATAAGAATATTATGAAGTTCCTATTTGATATCTTCATTGATGAGTGGGACGATAATAGCTATTATCTATCCAATTACTTCAAAGTATTTGGTCCAGCTAATGATCCACGTAGTCAATTGCACGTAATGATGTCAGATGGTACGCAATTCACTACAAGAAAGTACTATAACTCTTCTTTACAATATATGGAGATTATAGATTTCATGTTATTTGGTGAAGCAAGATTCAGTTACGAAGCTATAGACTATCCGCCAGAGATAGAAACTAAGAAACGTAAAAGGAGATAATGATTATGGGATTTACTTTAAACCCAGGTCAAGAAGCAGTTGTATCAGCCGCAGTAAATTGGTATAAAAATTCATCTGAATTAGTGTTTCAATATACTGGTGCCGCTGGTACAGGTAAGACTGTCGTATTAAATGAAATAATTAAGCGATTAAATATACCATATGATTCGATACTGCCAATGAGCTATACTGGTACAGCGGCTATAGTAATGCGTAATCGTGGTATGACTAATGCTAAGACTATTCATTCATCTATATATGAGCCATCTGAGGCTATTATGTTAGATGAGAATGGTAAACCTGTTATGGATACGTACTTTAATAAACCTAAGACTACTCTTAAATGGGTTAAGAGAGAACGTCTTCATGACATTAAATTAATAATTATAGACGAAGCATCTATGACTCCAAGATCTATGGTAGATGACATAGAATCATTCGGTATTAAGATTATAGCCTGTGGTGACCTTAATCAGTTACCACCTGTAGGAGATGATCCAGGATATCTAGTATCAGGTAAGGTCTACAGATTAGACCAAATTATGAGACAAGCAGAGCAATCTGGTATTGTATATCTTGCAGATAGAGCTATCAAAGGGTTACCAATACACTTTGGCTTTTATAATAATGCTATAGTAATACCAGAAGATGAACTTACAGATCAGATGGCATTATATGCGGATGTTATCTTATGCTGTAAGAATAAGACTAGAGAGTACGTTAATAATCTTATGAGAAATGATATCTTAAAGATTAGAACTCAGTATCCTACATTCAATGAACCATTAATCTGTCGTAAGAATAACTGGAGTATTGAAGTTAATGGTATCAATCTAGTTAATGGTCTTAGAGGGATAGTTAGAAATCATCCTGATATAACTTCTATTAGGAAAGATCTAAAAGAAATGACTATAGATTTCCTAGACGATGGTAATAATCTATTCAGTCAGATTAAGATGGATCTTCAATACTATAGAGCTCCTCAAGATCAGAAAGAATATCTTAAAAGAAGCCCTTATAATAAAGCAGATAAGTTCGAATTAGCCTATGCTATTACGACACATTTATCTCAAGGTTCCCAATATAGCCATGGTATCTTTATGGAAGAATTCCTACATAGGGATATTATGTCTAATCTAATCTATACTGGTATCACTAGATTCTCAAACTATATGATATATGTAAAACCTAAGCCTAAATTCTTCTAAAAGTATATATTATAAACGTGATCCTAGATTATGTTTTATATTTATATACAAGGAGGAAACTAACTATGGATAATGGTAACATTTTTGAGAGCCCGCTTCAACTGGCGTTTCCAATAACGCCAGATGAAAACGGCAAGTTTAATGTAGACCCAGAAGAAAGAATGTATACACTCTTCATATTCTTCATTGATGGATATGATCAAGAGAAGACATTCAAATTCGCAATGGGTCAAACTGCAGTTCGTGAGTATATCGTCGAGCATGTAGATATTATTGACTTTGAGAAATCCAAAATCTCTTCATGGCAAACTCGCCCATATGATTATGATGGATTTATCTCATTGGTTCAATTCATGCACTATCTCGATTCTATTGAAGATGAAGATGGAAACAAATGGTTCCAAGATGACTTTGATATCCAACGTTATCTAGAATCTCAAGTTGAAATCGATGAAATCTCTGAGACAGAGCGTGAAAATTATGACAATGCTATTCATATGATTATGAATGGTTCTGTACTTCAAGATATTAGTCGTCTTGAAGAGGAAGGAGACGAATACGATGTCTAATGAAAACTTAAATGAAGTAACCACTGCTTTTAACCAAGGTAAAGCTGAAGCGGAGAAGTGGGTTGCTCAATTTACTCAATCTAACCAGCCAGTTCAAATCCCAGTATGGGGTAACCAACCAGCTAGCCAGTTAGAGTATTACTATCGTAAAGGTTTTATGGATCGATTCAAAGAGATCACTAAAATCGATGTGGAGCAAGAGAAGAAACTTTCCAAAAAGAATCATACTCTTAGTATCCATAAGAATGGTAAACCAAGACCTAATGCTATTGATCGTGAGATTAAGAAATATGGTCCTGATTTCCTAGCTAAGTACGGTGATAGATTCTTTGTAGAAATCAAGAACCTATCTAATCGTATTCTTAATGATTTAGCTAATGCTAATATCAACGTACCAGACTATGAAGAATACTTCAAGTCTGATCGTCTATTAGATAGCTTAATCAGCGTAGCAAAAGCTAATGCAAACTATCATATGTTTACAGCTGGTGCTATTCATTTCTATGGTGCATTTGCAGAGCAATCTCAGCAAGGACTATTACCAGAAAACTATGGTCCTGTAGAGCAACGCTTCTATTTGTACCACCACTCCAATGCCCAAATCTATTCTATCTTATTGAATGCTCTAGTAGAATTCAAACAATACGTAATGTCTGGGATTTTCAATCCTGAAATTATCCATGTAGCTGAGTCAACAATCTGGAATAAGAAGTTGACTATGGCAGCACGAGATCCATATGCTCAACGCAGACTATAGTATTTCTGATCATTTCTACGATAGGGCAAAGAGTAGAGTTGGTCTTCCTAAAAAGGGAGTGGAACGATTAATCAAAAACGCTTTGTATGATGGGATCTATATGGATTATTTAGATCCCTATTCTAAGCTTTATAAGCTTATGAATGCTTACACCAAACGGTGTAATACGCAAAGAAACAAAGAACGATATGCAGTTTATTTCCGTCGCTATATAATTTTGTTTGAGAAGCCAAACATTGCAGTAACTATATTATATGCACCTGAAAGCATTGTAAAGTGTGCAAAAGACTACTACAAAAGGAGATTAGACGATGGATGCAACACAATTAAAAGCATATCGTGACAAACTAAGAGCTACTGAAAATAATATTGCTATTCGCTTATATTGCGATAATGGTATTATCATTGATGAAGGAACTATGTTTGTTAAATGGGATGATCCTAATGAGGTTATCGTAGCTATTAAAGCTAATGATGACCAACAAAATCACCCTGGTGTAAAAACAAAGATAATCATTACTACATTTGAAATGGTTCAGTATATGATTGCTTATTCTACACATAAATCAGTTCAACCATTAGCTAAAGCATTTAACTTTACTGATGATCAAATTAAGAACTTTATTAATAAATTCGATAACCAAGACTTGCGTACTTACGTTAATGCAGTACCTGAAGATGTATTGCACGAAATCGTTACACAGCAAGCTGCTATCGATGCTCAAGCTAAAGCTACACTTCAATTACAAGAAGATCGTGCTAAAGCTGAACACAGAGTTACGGCTCAACAGATCCGTGAACGTCAACAATAATCAACAGATGTGGGTATGATATTTTAAAATATCATACCCTAAACATCTCGATAATTGTATATTATTAACGTGATATAATAACACATATGTTTTATTATATACAATGAGAAATCTCTTATAATTATTTTCAAAGGAGGATACAAGTATGTATCAACAACAATTCGCACAACAACAATTCCAACAACCTCAAATGGGTTTCGCTCCACAATTTGGACAACCTATGTATGGTGTAAGCGTAATGCCTGCTCAAACTATGTTCAAAGAAGTTCAAGTTACAAACCCAATGACTAAAGAGGATTTGGAATTATTGAAACCAGTTAAGAACGAGTTCAACATGAACATCGATCCTGTCGATGTAGCTCGTGCTAAATGCCCACATAAAAACGCAACTAAATTGCTTATCAACCCAATCGGTGGTGGCAACATGGTTAAATGTAGCCAATGTGGCGCAGAATTCGATTTAACTATCCGTTCTAAAGAAGATATCGAAGCTTCCGTAAACAACTTGGTTAACTTCTTAGAACAAATGAAATTGTATGCAGTTAACTTCGACGAAGAATTCTACAAAGATTACATGATGATGATCCCACTTCTTCGTAAAGCTCCAAACTTGTATGAAATGGCTGTACAAAACTTCACAGAAGTTGTACGTCAAACATCCAATAGCCAAACTGTAGCACCTAATGCAAACCCTGCATTCAACCGCTTCGGTTTCGATGCTTACCAAGATATCTTCAATGGTAACTATGGCGCACGTTACAACGTATACAACCAACAACAACCTGTAATGCCTATGGCACAACCAATGGCTCAACCAGGTTACTATGATCCTAACATGGTAGCTGCTCAACAAGCACCTCAAATGCAACCAGCTCCACAACAAGGTCAAGTATTCGGTGCATTCACTCAAGCTCCTCAACAAGCTCCAGTAATGCAACCAGCTCCACAAATGGGTAATCCATTTGCAAATGGATATGCAGCTCCTGTAATGACAGCTCCAATGGCTATGCAACAAGCTCCACAAATGCAAGCTCCTGTAGCTCAACAACCAGCTGCTCCAGCTCCTGCTGAAAATGTAACTACTGAAACAAAAGTTACATTATAATAAATAAGAGAACCCAGGTCTGAATGGTATTGCCCATAGGCGTTTTGCCTATGGGCTCATATCATTTGGTATTTTTTGATTATTTATGTAACAGCTAAGTAGGAGGACCCTGATATGGCATATACTAAAGAACAAATTGAAAAGATCAAGTCCTATAATAAGCAAATTAGGACCATTGAGAACTTCGCTGAAGCTGTTAGGAAAACTGTTACTCAATACTTGGGTTATACAGGTAATAAAGGCTTTATTAATATGATCCGAGAGATCTTCCAGAACTCTGCGGATGAACTTATGAAAGATGATAGCCCATGTACAGAAATTCATGTGGCTTTTAGTGAACCACTTCAAGAACTAGCTGTTCGAGATAATGGTCGTGGTATTCCACATAATAGTCTAGTACGTGTATTTGCATCTCAACATACATCTTCTAACTATGATAAGAAACCTGGGGAATTCTCCTCTGGTCGTCATGGCGTAGGTGCAAAGGTTACAAATGCATGCTCAGAATATTTTATAGTTGAATCTTATATCTTAGGTAAAGGTAAGAAAGTTGAGTTTAAATTAGGCGATGCTGCTACCGCTAAGATTACAGATTTAAAAGACGTTGAAAATAAGCAAGGTACAACTGTTACTTTCAAACCATATGAAGAAACTATGGGTAAGACTACAGTAACTTGTCAAGATGTCTTAAAGCTTATCAAATCTCTAGTACCTTTATTGAAGCAAGGTGCTAAAGTTGTATTTAATGGTCAAACTATCGATGGTGCTAAAGTTAGAGAAACTATAGTAAACATGGATGGATTGATGGATGGTTTAAATACCATTGTTAAGAAACCTATCATTACTCCAATTAGATTTGGTGCATTACGTGATGATAAGTGGATGAAAGCTGAGATTGCTTTCACATTTGATTCTGCGGATGACAGTGAAATCATCCACTCATACGGTAACTTTTGCCCTACACGAGATGGTACTCATGTAGAAGGATTTATTGCCGGTATGAGCAAATACTTTAGAAATTATATGAATAAGTTCTACTTACCTGCAAAGAGTAAGTTAACTATTACAAACAACGATGTCCGTGTTGGTCTTAGAGCGATTGTAACTTGCTCCCACATGGAACCAGAGTTTACTGGTCAGTCTAAAGAGATTATCTCTAATGCTGACTTAGTACCTTTTGTTAGAGATCTTACTGAAGCTAGTCTAGAAGAATGGGCTAAGCGTAACAATAATGACCTACAAAAGATTTGTAAGTATTTCAAAGATATTGCAGAAATCAGAGCCAAGTCTGAGGGTGAACGTGCTAAGGTTAAAGTTAAGGAAGTATCTTCCATTAGCGGGTTACCTAAGAAGTTCGTTAAACCGACTGGTAAGAAAAATTTAGAGTTATTCATCATGGAAGGCGACTCCGCTACTGGACCAGCTAAAAATAACCGTGATAATACTCGTCAAGGCCTATTCCCAATTCGAGGTAAGATTGTCAATGTAATGGCAGCTACGAGAGAGAAAGTTGTAGCCAATCAAGAAGTAGCAGCAATTACTGCTATCATTGGTGCTGGCTTTGGACGTTCATTTGACATTGAAAAATGTAAATGGGAAAAGATTATCATCGCAACAGATGCCGATCCAGATGGTGCACATATTAGATGTCTTCTATTGAAGTTCTTCTTGATGTATATGCAACCATTGATTACATCTGGTAGATTGTATGCTACAGTACCACCTTTATATGGTGCTAAGATTAACGGTAAGATGAAATACTTCACTGATCGTACAGCATATAATAAATATCTACAAAAAGAATTCTTCAAGATTCATAACTTAAGCTTATCCAATAAGGTTAAGTTAACAGAGTCTGATGTAGTTGAGTTGCTTAATAAGAATACTAACTATATTAGAGATATCGATACTGTAGCAAACTCCTTTGCTATTGATGTATATCTCTTAGAGTATATCTTAGTATTAATCTCTCAAGGTAATGCACCAGGTTCTGCTAAGTTCAAGAAAGCTATTGAATCTAGATATCCATTCTTAAAAGTATCTAAGGATGGTATTGAAGGTCTAGTTGATTCTAGATATCAAACTATCTACTTTAGTGAAACTCTATGGAATGCATGTCAATTCATTTCCGAATGTATCATGAAATCTCCAACTGAGTTCATTGTAGATGGTAAGAAAGTTTCCTTATATGGATTGATGAAAGAGTTTGAAAGCTTGACTCCTCCATCTGTAACTCGCTATAAAGGGTTAGGTGAAATGAATGGTGATCAGTTATTCAATTCAACTCTAGATCCATCTGAGAAAGGTAATCGTGTATTGATCAAATACACAATCGAGGACGTTAAATACGAAATCGAGAAAATTAAAGAGATTGAAAACGACAAGATTCAGTTAATGAAAGACGTTGATATCTCACAATATGTATTCTAAACAGATAGAAGGTGAGAGAGAATGATAATTTATTATCAAGATAATCAAGATTGTATGTTTGCAGCTAATATGATCTACAATCATAAACAGGAATTTTGTAATGATACAAGTCATGATATTCTAGTAAATTATAAATACTCTCAATCTGATATCACTAAGCTTGCTAGTAAAGATCATACAGTAATTATTCTAGGTGTAGGCTTCTTCAAAGATAGTAAGAAGTCTATATCTAGACTTAAGTTATTGATTGAAAACAGTAAGAAAGTGATTTGGATAGATGGTCATTTGAATACTAAAGATCTTCTAAATAGCGAATATGCAGATAAGATTGAAATCCATTACCGTGAGAATATGGCTACATCTTGGATAGTTCATTATGGACTATTGATGGGTCAATCCAATTCAGTAGTGGACTTAGTATCTGAATTCCAAACTAGAAGAAAACCTTCTCGTAGTGCAGTCAATCTATCTCTCTATATAGGATCCGTATTCTCATCTCCAATAGATGAAGTATGGGATACTATATATAGAAAGCCAGATTTGATCGACAATCTACTTACTGTAGGCTCTAATATATATCGTTTCATGGTACAGGCTAATATTAGTTGTATGGAACGACGTACTTATAGAAGAGTCGTTAATGGTGTAGAGATAACTATTTTGAATTCAAATCCAAAATTATTCTTACCAGATGTTATTGAGAAATACCCTGGTCCAATTTTGATTTGGTTCTTTGACGGTAGAGTATACAGATATACATTGTATTCTGCTAAATCTGAAATAGATTGCTTAGAATTCTCTAAAGAATATTTTGGATATGGTAAAATGTATAAGACTGTATTTGTATCTAAAGAAGATATTTTAAAGGAGAGTTAAGTAGTGAGAGAATTCGTACAAGTCGATTCTAAGTTTATCGACGAACCAAATCTCATCATTAAAAAACCTAGACGTAGTACTGAGTATTCAGCTGGCTATGATTTCTATGCTCCAAAAACATATGAAATCAAACCGGGTCAGTCTGCAATCATTCCTACGTATATTAAGGCATATATGGAGAAAGATGAAGTATTACTAATTGCTCCAAGAAGTTCTTTTGGATACAATTATGATATGGTAATCAAATCCACTATTGGTGTTATCGATGCAGACTATGCAGATAACGAAAAGAATGATGGTAATATCATTATTGGAGTTAAGAATAACTCTTGTAAGGTATTAACTATAGAAGCTGGTAAACACTTCGCTCAAGGTATCTTTATGAAGTATCTAACTACAGATAGTGATCATGAATATCCTAAGAAAGAGCGTCGTGGTGGAATCGGCTCAACAAATGTTTAATTTTATTAAAAGGTGAAGACAATGAGAAACCAAAAACAAAACAAAAAACAACAATTCAACAACGTTCGTATTGAAGTACCAGTAAAGTTCAATGCTCGTTTACCGGAAGCAGTTAAAGAAGAACTTACTGCAGTATTAGCAAATCCTATTATCGAACAACTTACGTTGAATGTATTTGCATTCCGCAGTGTAATCAACAATGATCCTGAAGTGAAAGGTAACATCATCGTTGGTAATATTATTAAATATGACACTGAAAAGGAAGTTCTCGTTGTAGACATTTATGAACGCTTCGCTGAAGTTATTGATTCTATTCAAGACCGTATTGCGTTCGTATTCACTTCTTTTGACTCCGATAGCAAAGTTAATAAAATTAACCGTGTTATTATCGAAGAAGCTAAAAAATAATTTATATAAAAGGGCATATAGTTCAGCTATATGCCCATCTACTTTCCTTAGTTAGGCTATAAGTGGGAATGTACATTTTCATAAAACGCTTAACATTTTAGTAACTAAGGAGGGATATACTTGGCTAAGGAAAAAGAAGTAAATTTGCTGGAGCAGTATACGGAAGATATGAGAACGTATGCTATCTATTCAGCATTATATCGTGTTATACCAGACTTCCGTGATGGATTTAAGTCTGTACAACGTAAAATCATTTATGCAATGCATAATGATATTAAGAGTGTTAAGACAGTTAAGTCTGCATCTATTGTCGGTGTAGTTATGGATAAGTATCACCCACATGGTGACTCCTCTATCTATATGACAATGAAACCCATGACTAACTGGTTTGAAAATAATATTCCGCTCATTGAAAAGCAAGGTAACTTTGGTAACTTCCAAGGTGATGATCCATCAGCTATGCGTTATACTGAAGCTAAACTTGCTAACTTCACAACCGATGTAGTTATCGGTGATTTAAAACAATCTAAACAAGTAGTAGACTGGGAGAAGAATTATAGTGAAACCTGTATGGTTCCAGAATACTTAGCTCCTAATCTACCTATCTTATTAATCAATGGATCCTTTGGTATTACACCTGGTTTGAAAGTAGATATTCCTAAACACAATATCTCTGAAGTAATCGATGCAACTATCAAGCTTATTGATAATCCAAATGCTAAATTTGTATTAGTACCTGACACACCAATGGAGTGCGATATTATTGATACAGATTTCCAATCAATTTGTGACACTGGTTATGGTAACTATAAAGTCCGTGGTCGTATTGATATCGGAGAGTTCCATAATAAACCAGCTCTATTCATTCGTAGCTTACCAGACTATGTATTCTTGAATACTGTAACTGATAAGATTGAAGAAATGATGGAGAAGAATGTATTAACTCAAGTACAATCTATCGAGCATAACTCTGATGGTGATGAGAAGATGGAATGTATTATCGTTCTTAAGAATGGTAGTGATCCAAACTTCGTTAGAGATACAATCTTTAAGAATACACAAATTGAACGTGGTGGTCGTGTAAACTTTGAAGTAATTTGTGAACGTCGTATCGTTCGTATGAACTATCGTCAATACTTAACACGTTTCATCGACTTCCGTAAGGTAACTAAGCTTAGACTTTACTATAACTTATTGCAAAATACTATGACCGAATTCCATAAGTATGATGCATTAGTTAAAGTAGTATCTAGTGGTGATATTGATTCTATCATTGAACGTATTAAGAAGTCTAAAGGTAATGATGAAGAACTAATCATGGATATGGTTAAGAAGTTCAAAATCACTGATCTTCAAGCTAAGACTATCATTAATATGCCATTGAAAAATTTATCTAAACATAACCTAGCTAGATATAAAGCTAAAGTAGAAGAATTACTCAAGCTCAAAGAATTATATCATAATAAGATTCGTAATGAGCATGAGCTTAATGAAGAACTTAAAGCTGAATTGAGAGACTTGAAACAAAAGTACGGTAAGAAACGTAATGCTAGAATCATCTCTCAAGCTGAAGCATCTAATATCCCTGAAGGTGAATTTAAGATTGTTATCACTGAAGCAAACTATGTACGTAAACTTGGTTTGAATGATACAATCAGAGCCATCAAAGGTGATAATCCGAAATTGGTTATTAAGATTAGTAATACTGATAATCTAGTATTATTCGATGCTGGAGGAAAGTGCTACTCTTATCCAGTGCACAAGATTCCATTGTGTGATAAATCCAATGCAGGTATTGATATTAGAAACTTGAGTGCTAAGTTCACTTCTAATATTATCACTATCTATCCAGAAAGTGTAATCAAACAATTAGCTGAGTCTAAACAAAAGATGTATGTAATGGTATTAAGTCATGCTGGTTTCATTAAGAAAATGGAATTGGATGATTTTGTATCATTGACAGCTAGTGGTATCTTCTATACTAAGCTAGATCAAGGTGATTTCGTTAAGACAATTATCATTGGTGGAGATGCATTAGATGTAATTACATTCTCTGATAAGAAAGCTTTACGATTCTCTGCTAAAGAGATTCCATTAGTACGTAGATCCGCTAGAGGTGTACGTTCTATAGATGGTATGACATTAGTAGCCGGTAAAGATATCACTGATGTAGTTGTAGTAACTAAGAATGGATATCTTAACCGATTCAATATTAATGCATTACCTCAAAGTCAACGTGCTAAAGCTGGTAGCTCAGTTGTTAAGTTATCTAAGACTGATAAGATCAATAGTATCCATATCGTAAATCAAAATGATTCTATTCGTTTGATTACTGAGCATGGAACTACTGATGTTAAAGTATCTGAAGTTCCTACAGGAAGTTCTATCTCTGCTGGTACTAAATGTATTAGTGGTAAAGACACTGTAGTTAAATCAATGATGATTAAATAGAAAGAGGTCCCATAGGAGATCAACTCCTATGGGATAACTTTTATTTGGAGGAAGATATAATGAAAGTAAAATCAGTACCTTGGAAATTGAAAGATATGACTCCATATAAGAAGCATAGTAGTAAACTAAAGCATTGTGATAAAGATATAGTATTTATCACTTTTGGAGTATATACTAAATCTTATTCTATTTAGGAGGAAGATATGTTTGATAGTAAATTATGGCAACTAAAATGGAATCTTAGAAATGTATCTCCATATTTAGTAAACAGTATTGAAGTTGATGGGAAATCTATTGATTCAGAAAAACTGTTTATTACATTTAGCCTATTTGATAAACGGTATACTATACAAGTTACAATCAATGAAATGACTGACTTATATGATATATCAGTATCTGAGTTTGGTTTCGGTATAATGCAAACTATAACTACAGATGATGCTAAAGCATGTATAGAAGATATTCTTGCTAAATATACCAATCTAGATTTGATTGACTTGCATATACTCAATGATGTATTGAAAGATAGAATGTATTCAGAGATGTCTAATAATACAATATTAGTATTCTCACAAACAGGTCATTTCAATATTAGTATCAGAATTGTAGATGGAGTATATGCAGTAATAATACATGGTATGAATTACCAGTCAAAAGAATATAGATTTGACTCTGGGTACAAGACATATAATTTTATAGCTAATATATACAGTCTATATCTAGATGAAGAATTTGAAGGTGCTGAAGATCTAATTAGTCTATATGCAGATCTATATCTAGCACTTGGCGGTTCAAGATTATATATAGAAAAAGATGAGGTATCTGATTGTAATATAAATATAGAGTACTTCTTAAAGACATCAGAACCAGCTAAATTGAACTTCAATAAATTTGACTATGGTGATGACCAAATTCAATGCGTTATTTGGGAAGATGAATACAACGTAAAAGACTGTAATCGTAACTGTGTAGTTAGATCTCCAGAAGATGCAGTTAAATGGGCTCTTGAGAATTATAAATAATAGAAGGGATTGAATATAATGAGTAACTTTAACTTATATACTGTATATAATGACCTACTTACTTTCTTACCGGGCACTAAGCCTATGATAGTTAATCAATATGATAATACCTACATTCTAGCTCATATTATAACAGAAGGTAGTATTAATGTATTGAAGATAACTCAAGATGATGAATTATTCGTTATTGAATTATCGAACTTTAAAACTGGTTATAGACATGCTTTTATAGCTAAAGATCCATTTAAGTGGGTAGAAGATCAGTTTATAGAGTTTAATGAATTAGATATCTTATCTATAGAATCATTGAATTTATCTGTAACTCATGATCTTGGTAAATTCACTAGAGACTTTACTAATGATCATATCATTTATGATATCAGAGGATACATCATTGATGTAAAACTTATTGATGAGTCATTCGAAGTGACATTATCTAAATTTGATTATACATCTAAACCTTATAGATTCAGTAATGCATATGAGGTATTTAGATTCTTGACATTCATCATTCTACAATATATCCAAATGTATTTCAATGACCGAAATGATATGATGCTAGATTTAATTCTAGATCTATATTCAGAGTATGGTTATAAGAATATATTCATTAGAGATAATGATGTTGAAGATGATAACGGAGAAGATGTATCTATAAGATTGATTACTCCTAATGGAGATATGTATTTTACATATGATGATGGTAAGATATATTGTGAATTCTATCAAGAATTAGATTCTGAAAGAATATACCATAATAACACTCTAGATACATGTGATGATGTATTAGATTGGATTGCTAGAAAAAGCAAATAATACTAAGGAGAGGCAGTTAAACTGCCTCTCTTTATTTTTTTTGTAAAATACAACACATCTAACACATAAGTAGTGTATAGCAGTAGCAACTTATGGATATTTTACTAAATTCTCCTTTGTAAAAATATTATTCTACGAAACAACCCTCATGTGATGCTATACGAAAAATTCCCCTATGGAGCTTAGACTCCATAGGGGATAAATTTTATAAAGTTTTAATCAAACGTCTTAATCCATCATATGAAGATGCTTCTGCAGTTCTATTACCACGAGATAAGTTTTTAAATAAGGATGTTTGGAAGATATCCCATAATGGAGCAAATGCTCTTTTTTCCATATTAGTCTTATCACGTTTTTCTAAGTATACTGTAAATTGATCTTCAATACCTTCAAGGTCTTTTAAGATTTGTTTTACTTCTTTATCATTATTGCTAGAATCTTTAAGCTCCATAGCTAAAGTTCTAAGCATAATATTTACACGGCTATGAGATTGAATGCCATAAGTTCTTGGATCAGCCCAACCAAATAAGATATATAATGGAAGACTATACCAATTATTTAAGTATTTCAATCCCCAAGATTGATCTTCAACTTGTGTTTCTAATTTACCAAGAGCACTGGTTAATTCTGGACCATAACCTAAGATAACAGCGAAGCTATCAGCTAATTGCTCTTCTGTATCTAACATCAATGGACTAACTCTAGTAAATAGATTCTTAGTATTCTCTAATAATCGTTTATAGATTTTAGATCTTCCTTCAGGAGTAGCAAGCATATCTATTGCAGTCACCATAGTAATAGCACTATCGAATAATACCACAATATACTTTAAGATATTATATAGACAGCATAGATATATTACACCTGGAGCGGAATAGATTGCTACAAGTTTAAGAACGCTAATGGAATCAGGATTGATCTTCCAAGCTTTCTCAACTTGCTCCATACCAGTCATGAATGATTGCATCATGCTAAGATTAAGATTTAATAATTTTACTTTAGCCGCAAAGTGATGACCTACTTCATGTAATGTAATTGCAACCAATTCACTAGGAGAGAATGCACCACTAAACATAGCACCACTATAAGATAAAAACATAGTGTATTTATTACCAGGTTTAAGTCTGTATTCACCATTAACTAATTGAGCTTGGTTTACATCATCATTATTATAAAATGTATTAGCATTAAGAGTCTTATCATTCTTGTCCACTAGGATAATAACTTTATTAAATCCAAATTTCTTTTCTAAGATCTTTTGAACTTTACTAAAGTTATAGTTACCTTTCTTATTAATAGCATTCTTGAATTCATTTTCTAATTCTTTAGTATCTTTATCTTTACCAAAGTACTTCTCTTGTACAGGTACTTGGATTTCTTTTTTCTTTATATTATCAGCAAAAAACATTATTTTCTATGCTCCCTTGGGTTAATTAAGATTATACTTAATTTATTGTTGAAGGATATAGAAAAGTAGCGAGACCCTCACACATTAATAAGAACTGAGAGCATATATTATATTTGTGTAATGATATATCTAAGTTTATGTTTAAGGAGGTAAATGAATATGGAAAACTTAGAAACTAAGATAAAACGGTATAATCAGCTACAAGATGTAGTTAATAAAAAGCTAGAAGAATTGGATATTGATGGTGGATTGCGAATGGTAGAATTACTGGGCATCTTTAGCATCGAACCAGTTAATAGTGATACTATTAAAATATTTGAAGACCACTGCTGTAAGTTAGATGAATTAACAGTATCTTCTATGATATTTAAAATTAAAGCATTTGAGTCTTATAAAATTTATGGCACGTTCTTGAATAAAGCTATTAGAGATGAAGATGATATCAATTTTGTTAAACGTATGATTATGATATTTGATGATAATGCTAGATATAACGAATATAGAGATAGAGAATTCGATATTCAAAAATATATCTATAAATATCAAACTGAATTACGTAAAGAGCTAATGCAAGATATGAATGAGTTAGCTTGTGAAAGCAATCCCGACAAAGTATATTATGACTCTAGTCAAGATATTGAGATAGTCACTAGTACACTTAAAGCGTTATTAGCGTGTGGTACTCTTGATGATCTATTAGAAGAAGAAGTTGTTAGTTTTGCTAATATAAAACTATCTACATATTATCCTTATGATAAAGATATAGTTAATCGTATTGCAGAATACTTTGACTTAAAAGATTTTGGCTGGGAGGACAAGAAATGATGGAAAAGATACCTGTACAGAATATAAATATGAATAATACCCTTACTAGTACTATTAAAGATATTGGTACTGATATTGGCAATCTACAAGATTCTGTATCTAAAATCAATTCTGATATCGTAAACGTTCATAATGAAATCAATACATTACGACGTGAGAATAAAGCTTTATCTAATAAATTAGCTGACAATAGATCTAAGACAGTGATATTAGAAGAGAATTATAATAGTTTAGTAGAAGACTTAGCTCAAAGCGCTAAGATAGATTTGTTTATCTATACTGCATTTGCTATATGTATTGCTGTTTTAGCATATGAAGTTTATATTCTAACTCACTAGGAGGTTTATAACAATGGAAGCAACAAAATTTGAAAAGTATATTGAGGTGATTAGTAATAGTAAGGATTATAAACTAACGCTTGCTACAATTAATCGCTATTTATTGGAGATGCAAAGTCTATTGATTCATGCAGACTTCAATAAACGTATGAGTGAATTTAACTTACTCATTCTTATTCCAGAGAATGATGATGCGGTAAATATCTTTGAAGGATACTCTGGACTTAAGTTATTAAATAAAGAAGATATTATTGAACGGTTAACAGCATTCAATGAATACAAGTATGAACGCATCTATGGTAAGTTCTTCAATGATGTAATCACTAATAAGGGATTATATAATCAATGTGAAAACATTTTAGGGTTATTACCATTCTTAGAAGATAATACATTAGAGGAAAATATTTATAATCTTCAGTTCAGTCTTCGTAGAAAGTTAAATGAAATCTTAACTAATCTAGACTACAATAATGCTGAAGCTGATGAAGAATTACTAAATGTAATTGGACGTCTTATGGGTGATAAGAGTCTTGAGTGTATGAAAGAGATTCTACAAAAGAAAGATCTTGATGTAGAAGATTTGAAATTCTTATCATTCAATGATATTAATAATATTAGAATCTACTTCGATTTAGAAGAGTTTGTAGACTAGGAGGATTTTAACATGGTAAGATTTATTAAACTACAAGATATAAGAATTGATATTAATCAAATTAAGTCTTATTCTTATGATGGAGAAAAACTTTGGATTGAGACAGAGAATGATTACTTCTCTTATGATAAGAAAGATGTTCCTGAATTGGATGATGTTGTAGAATTAATGGATGCTAACTTATGTTTGAATCATCCAGTTAATGCCATCATCGAGGAGGAAGAATAATGTATACACAAGAAGCAATCAATAATAATCGTATTAATACTAGAAACAAGTACTACCGTGCATTGGTAGATTATAAATTCAATAAACTTGTAGATACAAGTAATAATAATATTGCTAATCTATTATCAAATCCTAATCTTACTAAGAAGGATTTATATTATATTACAACGGCGATTGATGATTATAAACGAAATATCATGGATGAAGAACGTGCATCTTGTATTGATAGTGATATGGTTGCATTTGATCATAAAAAGCTAACTCTTAATATCACCAATAAAGATGATACAGATATTGAAGATATTGTATATACTCTTAAAGAAGATGTGGTTGAAATCATTCAAGAAGCTATTGTAAATATTAATGCTAATACATTTACAAGTGATTACATCCTCAAAGAAGGTATGAATGAAATACCGCATAGAAAAGTATCCAATAATGGTTTATTGACTAATAGCATAGAAGTACTTAATCTAATGAGTAATATATCGGTAGGTAATACTGTTGGTCGTAATATAGATAAAGATAATTATAAACTATATTGTATTGAAAGAATTCTTAAAGGTAGAATGACTAGACATAATGTATTATTCTTATTAGATTCTTTTGATAATAACGATCAAGTTAAATATTACATTAAGAAGATTAGTAGAGCATTATTAGAATCCCCTGATATTATACATTCTGTTAATGCTAGAGTCAAGTCTATCAAATTTAAGAAAGGTTATAGTATCAAAGCTGTAGAAAATTGTGCTATTCGAGTAATGTCTAGGGTATTTGATGCTATTAAACTTGATCTTGAAGCAGTAAACTATGCATTAACTTTATTCAAAGAAGAGAATAAAGATACTTATGGTTTACCAAAAGATGCAGTAGAATTCCTAGATTACTTCTATAGAGGAATCAAAGCAGGATATTTACCATATAGAATGATTTATCTAGAGGGTGATATTGGGAGTAACTATCTACTTAATCTTATAGCTGATCCTAGTATTGATAACCCATCTGTTGATGACTATAAAAAACAACTAGATGAATTAACATATGGATCTATAGTAGATGCTATTATTCAATACCATGAAGATAGAGTGCGATAGATGATTAAGAAGAAGGGAGTTATTCCCTTCTTCTTTTTTTTGTTAATTTAGCCATTTTGAACAAACTAATAATCAGAAAGGCGGTATATAATGAAAAATACAGAAGCTATCGTAAAGAAGATATACCCTATAGTTGAGACACAGATTAAGAAGAATCTGTCTAATTATAAAAGATATCTTGGTAAGTTTATATCTGATAGATCTGAAGATCTTTATGATATAGCACCATATAGAAGAATCTATTTTACTCCTAAAGATGAAGAGGAGTTATTCAATACACTAAAGATTGATAAGAAAGTTATCTCCAATCATATGGAAGATACTTATTATGCTAAGATTGCATCCTTTAATCCAGCTGCAGCTAAAGATGAATGTACTATTATCTTATTATGTCTAGTTAGATACTTCTGGAAAGCTAGAGATTCTAAGATGCTAGATATGGCTATAGTTAATATGGCTTTCTCTGGTAAATTCTATCCATCTATTCATTATGGTTTCTTTAAGAAAGTTCAACCAGTTGAATATAAATGGGTAATGGACTATGTAGTCAATAATATGCTAACTGGTAAGTTTGATCTTAAATCTAAAGGCAACGTAATCAATGCTGTTAAGTCTATCTCTAATACCTGGTTAGACACTTATACTGATAGATTTAAAGACTTTGAAGATGACGATTGTGTATATCTAATCCAACAGCTTCATGGTCGTATTAAATCCTTTATGAAAAATATAGCCAGTCTATACTATGAAGCATATGAAAACAAATCCCAATATATTACTTATGCGTCTGATGATTATTCTGATACAGGATATCGTCTTGCAGATACAGATAACTTGATGGCAGAACGTATTGTAGATAAAGCTGTAAGTCAAATCACAACTCTATCTGTAAACTATAAGTTCTGTAAGATGTCTGCAGATGCTTTAGTTAAGACTGATGAGATTAAAGATATCATTGAGTATATTGTAAAGAATGATACTAAACAGAACTCAGAGATTAGAGAGTTTGTTAGTCTTATAGTATATACATACTTTGCTCAGTCTAGAAATAAAGATGTACGTACAGCTGAGTTCATTAAGTTCTCTATTCAACCTAAACCAAATACTAAAGATCCTAATATGCTACGTATTAAGGATATTACTGAGAAATGGTTGATGGAATCCTCTAAGAGATACGTTCATAGACGTAATCGCTTGGCTACCAAGAATAGTTATCATAGATCAGTGTTGATGTACTTCACATTATTAATTCATTACAGTGCATTATAAAAAATAACCCCCCTTAGGATCTTTGTTATCCTAAGGGGATATAATTGTATATTATAAACGTGATAGATGATTATATTATTTATTTAAGCCGCATGGCAAGAAAGGAATCTATCATGGAACAAACTAACTTAATTAATTTAACACCACACACAATTACATTAGTGGATCAAAACAATCAAGTCTTATTAACAGTAGAATCATCTGCAGTTGCAAGGGTATCCGCCCAAACTACAACTGTAGGAAGCTATAATGTTAATGGTGTTGAAGTACCACGTACCCATACAGTATACGGTGAGGTTGAAGGGCTACCAGCTCCGACACCTGGTAATGTATATATTGTATCTGGTATGATTGTTAGTGCATTAGCATCTCAAGGTATTCGTCGTGATGACGTAGTAGTACCTGGTATGCAAGTCCGTGATGAACAAGGTCGAGTGATCGGCTGTCGTTCTTTGGATAATTAGTTTATAGCCCTCTTCGGAGGGCTTTATTTTTTTTTGTAAATTTTAGCCATCTTGAACAATCCATTAAATCAAAGGAGGCTAATATGACTAAACAACGCAAACAAGCTGAAGAGCTTGTATATAAAGTAATGGATGCTTTAGATCCATCTAAGAGTATGTCTAAATATTATGCTGCTCTATTTAAAGATATGAATGATAAACAGTTCTTAGACTATATATCTAAGAAATATCCATATAGATTCCAAACACGTATCTTTAAGATTGAACCAACCTTCGTAGAAATTGAGAAAGCTGCTAATATCTTAGGAGTTCCTTTAATGGAAAAGGTAGCTACTCCAGACTTGTATGTAAATAAAGATGGTGAACCAGTATGGACTAAAGAAGCATTGGTAGTATATCTTCATTTAAAGAAAATGAAACAGTTCCTAACTAAGAAGAACTCTATCTCTACTAATATTGCTTCTCGTGATAATAAGACTGGTCGTCTTGTTGGTCATGATAAGAATGGTGCTACATCTGACCGTGAGATGGAATCCCTTGTAGTATCTGGTATGGATGATACATTAAAAGAATTCTCTCGTGCACGTGCTGACTCAGTAGAAGCTAAACAGGCTATGTATAATACTATCTCTGCACTTGGTACAGTATCTTTAGAAGATATCCCAGAAGATAAGACTGATGTATTATCTAAGAATATGATGAACGTATATATGTTAGGGTCTCACATCAATACTAACTTGATCAATATTGATAATATGACTCCACAAACTTTAAGGGATAAAACAGTATCTAGACGTCAATAAACAAATGCCCCTTAGGATCATAGAAATCCTAAGGGGTATTATTTTGTAAATTGTAATACTTAGTTATTTTAGTTGCATATTATTAACGTGATATAATGATATAGTATTTATATTTAGTGTTTAGGGATTTACTATGATCCCGGAAAGAGGTTATATCATGTTTGAATTACAATTAGCAGCAGCAGAAAATGTAGTGGATTATGATCTTACAAACTTTGATGAAATTTGTAGATTCTTTGAAGATCATAATAAAGGATTAGAAAGTCCTTGGTCATGGGAAGATGCATTTAATATTGAACGTGCATCCTTCCAATTATTATGGGATAGCAAAATTAGTATGTCTCAACATAATCGCCTATGCGATGCAATTCATATTCCATTATTCTAATTTTAATTTATTCAAATTTATTTTAATCAGTCAATAAAGACAGAAAGAGGTTTTATTATGTTAAATATTTTAAATGGTTTCCTTAAAAACAAAGCAGCAGTTGTAGCAGTAGTGTGTGGTTTCCTAGGAGTAATCCTAACTTATTTATTCCCATCTCTTGATTTGTTTAATGGAGATAGTAAAGAGTATCAACAATACTATCCACGTATTGCAGTACTAGCAAGTCTTACACGTAACGATAGTGATTTCGAAGCATTATCTACAAGTAAGATTTTCCGCAACCCATCTGTATCTGATATTGAGTTAAAACAATATCAACTTCAAGGCACAGATTTATTTATTAGTGCTCATAATAATTCACATCAATACGTTTACGTAAAGATTACTGCTAAAGGCGAAGGCTTTGGTGGTGTTAAGAATGCAGTAGTATATGGTGTAATCCCTCCTGATGCTAGTGCTAGAATGAAAGGCAGCTTCGATAGCTTGCCATGGCAAATCGATCCAAATTCCATTAAAGTTGAAAAAGTTGCAATTTTCGACATGGACAAAGCCATTAAAAACATCAACAAGATGAAAAATGGCAAATAATGAAAAGAATATGGAGATGGGAATTAATCCCATCTCCTAATCTTATTTATTTTTTTGTTTTATAACTGTATCATGGACTACTCATAGCTAGATGAGTAGTCCATAACACAATCTCTTATTTCCATATTTTAAAGGAGGTAAACATGATTGTACAATCATAGAATACTCACAACAACAGTAAAAGTATTTAAACTTTTACTAATATGTTTAAAAGTTATATATTATAAGAGTGAATGTTGATGGTATAAAATTATACTATAAGTAAACATTAGGATAAATGTATTCTTATTTTAATTAAAGGAGAATAATATGGAAAAGAAAATCGGCGTGTTACATGAAATCGGTGATCTTGGTTTAGGTTTCGATGAAGTACCACAAGAACAAGAGCAAGCTCTAAAAGAGCAAATGCAAGATCAACAAAAAGAAGACAAATAGTCTCGTAATGCGATGGGGCTCAATACTCCATCGCATTTACTTTGTATTTTAAGATTATAAGGACGGTGAGGATAATGGTTAAGAAACTTACCTTATTATGCATCGCCATATTGGTATCTATATTACCAATAAAGGCACTAGAAAGTGATCGTCAGACTGATGACACATTAGACGTTGTAATGCAATTCATAGTTAAGAATAACGATGACTATAGTGACAAAGTTAACAATCTTATCAGCAACGATAAGGATAAAAAAGATAATGAACGTGTGAAGAAGAATGATACTGTAGATCCTAACACTGCTAGAGTATTGAATCAATACGTTCAAGTAGCTAAACAAGAAGCTTTAAGACAAGCTGCTGCTAAAGAAGAATCTAACAAAAAAGCTAACTCAAGATACTATGTAGATCAAAACTCAGATTTATCTAATAAGTCTGTTTATGTGACTACAGAAGATATGAATAATATTATTAGACACTTTGACCCAAGTGGTACATCTCCATTCCAAGGTCAAGGTAATATATTTATTGAAGCATCAAAAGAATCTGGTCTAGATCCTATCTATATCTTTGCTCATGCATCATGGGAATCTGATTATGGTAGATCTTATCTAGCCAGAGATAGAGGTAACTATTTTGGCATTAATGCTATTGATGCTAATCCTAATGCGGCTCATCATATGGGTAATACTGTTTATGATGGTATTGTCAATGGTGCTGTATGGATTAGTAAAAATTATTACCAGGAGGGACAAACAAGTCTAAACTCAATGATCTACGGTCATAAGAGATATGCACAGGCTGCTGGAGCATGGATTAAAGGCGTTAATGGAATTATGTCCGAATCCTATTCGTACTTAAGACAGTCTCGTGGCATGTAGATTATAACTCAAAGTAATACATTAAGGTAATCGTTGGATAGGCTTTAACTAGCCTATCCAATATTATATATTTTTTATAATGAAGGAGAATTTATTATGAAGGCAAAATTAATTGGTATTGGTGCTGCTGGTAATAAAGCAGCTATGGCAGCTATCGAGCAAGGTGTATTCAAAAGAGAAGATGTACTTCTTATTAATACAACTCGCAAAGATATGAAAGATGAATATGATGACATCAATGTGATTATTGGTGGTGGTATGGGCGGTTGCGGTAAAGAACGTGGTCGTGCTAAAACTATCACTATTGAATCTCTTAAATCTGAGAAACTTAAAATTGATTCTTTCCCAGATCCTACAGATGATGCAGTAGTTATTGTATCTTCCTCTGAGGGTGGTACAGGCTGTGGATCTTCTACGATATTAGCGAAGTATATCCGTGAAGTATTGAATATGAATGTCCATCTAGTAGTATTCACTGGTTTTGAAGATGATGCTCGTGGTCTACAAAACACTGTAGAATATTTCCAAGAACTTCAAGACAACTATACAGTTGAAGCTATCAGCAATAAGAAGTTCTTATCTTCCAGCAAGAATAAACAAGAAGCTGAACGTAAAGCTAATGATGAATTCTGCACTCGTATGCGTACATGGCTTGGTTTAGACTTAGTTGATTCTGATCAAAATATCGATGAAACTGACTTGTATAAGATCTCTACAACTCCTGGTTTCATGACAATCGAAACAGCTTACTTTGATGGCATTAAGAAACAATCTGATTTAGATAAAGTATTCGAAGAAATGATTTATGCTACAAAGAGCTTAGATTTCACTCCAACAGCTAGACGTATTGGTGTATTCATGTATGCATCCGAACGTACTCAAAACGTTGGTTTTGATAATGCTAAAATCCGTGAAGAGTTAGGCGAACCATTTGAATTCTTCACACATATTCAAACAGTACCATCTGGTCAAGAACGTGTATGTATCATGGCTTCTGGTATTAAACTTCCTACAGAAGAAGTTGAAAAGATTTATAATGAATATAAAGCTAGAACTTCTAATGTGGATAAAAAGAAAGATGGTTTCTTTGATCAAATTGGTGGTATGAGAATGGAAGAAGATGATGATATGTTTAACTTATCTAATTCTGCTATCAAAAACCCTACAGTTAAAGTTAAAGAAAACTTCTTTGATTCTGTAAAAGACGACGTTATGGTTATCAAAGTAGATGGTAAGAAAGGTAATAAATCTTCCAAGATTGATGACTTCGAAGAACGTTATTAAGAAAGGAAGCATATATGGGTCTATTTGATAAATATGTAAAACCCAGCAAAGTTTACGCAGAGGACGTTCCGTTCTCTGCTGTAATCAAGAAATCTGCTGAGACTATTATAGAAGAACTAAATAATTTAGATTGGGATAACAAAGATCTAGCTTATAACTACTTTGAGAAAAACCTATCTGATATTATTTACTATCTAGGTGAAGGTGTTAAACCAATCTCTAGATGTCTATATGTAAAATTTGAACCATGGCAATATATTGCAATGATTATGGTTCAGAATCGCCCACAATTAGCTGAAGATAGAATTCGTGTTTTGAATAATGAAATCTATGGATTATTTGAAACTATATCTGAAGCAGCATTTGATCCAGATAGATTTGGTAAAACTCTTACAGCTTTACATAAAATCTCTATGGTTATCAATGAACGTATCTACAAGAAGTTAGACTACGTTGACTGCACTAATAAGCAGTTGACTACTATACTTTCAGTAGCACGTTATTCTAGTAAAGATGAAGCTGTTAATATCAATCGTGTTAATACTTCCATTATGAGATATATGGACCCATCTCAAACATGTGAAGAAGACTTGATGGATTTATATGGTGAACTCTTCTATGAAAACTTCGAGGAATTCTTTGTAACTTCAATGCTAGAATCCTGTGAAGATCCTAAGATTAATACATC